CCAAATGGTTCTCTCGGAGGGAAAGCACGTGCAGTCGAACCTTGGAGGGTTCTACTGCGAGCGGGTGATCCTTAAGACACCTGCTACCGTGCTAGCAAGTCCAAGCCGCTCGTACGAGCAGCATGCACTTGTTGATTCCGTCAAGGTGAGATTACTCTCGCCCGAGACGAAAGACCGAGAGTCCGAGGTTGAGACAAACCCGGCTATCGGTAAGGCGCGCTTGCTGTTTAAACAGCTAAGCTGGGCGCCTAAAGGATGGGAGCGGACTTTATCCGTTCTCGTCCAACGTAGGTTCATGGGTAGGATGCGTAAGCACCTACCCCTCGAACCTAACGGCGACATCAAAAGAGTCGTCGAATTGCCAGCCTACTTAGGTGGGCTGTCAATGCACCCCCCACGCTTTAAAGAGTGGGATGTGGAGAACGTGATCGCTAGTCTTAGCGTCACGCACTTAAGAGTAATCAACCACCTCCTTAAAGGGAGGGAGTTGGACGCGCTGGGCCGTAGAGCCCTAGCACGATACTCTTCCGACAGGTATGCCAGAGGCATACCGTTGGACGATGCAACCGATCTAATCATAGATCGGTTGTATGACCTGCAGTGGACCAAGGAAGAATCCGAGGTCCTACAAGAAGCGCGTAAGCGCTTCAAACTGCGGGATAACCTGGGTTATCGGCATGTTTTAAAACATGTCACGAAACTAGGTTATGAGACACGCTTCACTCTTAAGAGGAAGTTAGCCCGGTCTTACAACCAGGCGTGTCTAATGATCGAGAAGCCCGGTAGGGGCTTCAAGACAGCGAGCTGGGAAGCGCGAGAAATCGCCTTCGAAGCTGACTTACTCATCTGCTCCGTCACAAACGAAGTAGAAGAGGAGTTCGACATGAAGTTTATCTACGATAAACTCAAGTCTTTTCCTAACGCGGACGCTCTTACGAGAAGTCTGCGTGCAAAGGAACAATACCTTGACCCCACTTATGAGGTCGAAGGTACTCAGGATAGGTTCTCTGTCCTTAAGGAACTAAGAGAATCTATCCCATCGACGAGGTTGCCTCCTATGGAGGTTTTCCTCTAGATCAACATCATATATGATGAACGATCTTAGTAGAGACTGCCGCTTTAATCCCCTCTGAGGAGGAGGCGGAAAGTACTTAAGTACTCGACGCTGCAAGACAGACGTTTCTACTCACACAAGGTCGTGAAACATAAAGATGCTCCAGCCCCTAAAGGGGAATACCT